CTTCACCCAATGCTCGCCACGTGTTAATATAACCGGAAAAGCTGCCTTGTGTTTGCACTGAAACAACATTATTAGCAGAAGCAGCCTTCATAGGAGTTCGAGTTATAATACGCATGGGTAGCTGATTATAAGCAGGGACCACAAAGGAAAGAACATTAGTCGATGTAAATGACGAAGCATATTGACTCGTCCAACCTAAGTAGTTATTGTTTACGGAAACTAAAGACGGGTAAGCCTCAAAAGTACCAGTTAAATCCCAATAATAAGGACCAGTACTAATAATAGGAGCATCACCTGTACCTACGTTTTCGAAGGTGGCATAATACTTATAACCACCAGTTGCATAGCCAAAGCACGCAGCATACCGAGTTACGGTATCGGAAGCTGCTATTGGATTGACTGCTACTGTTCTAGGAACAATATCTGCAACTCTAAAGCTAAAGCCTAAATTGGTGCCGCTATTCAGCTGGCCAAATCTAGTTGCTCTGCTTAATAGTTGTTTTATACTCTTAAACGATTCACCTACAACTAAAGATGAATACGTCACATCATCGGTATTTTCCATGGCCATTAATCCACCAAAAGAACCTCTTTCAGGGATATTAGCACAGGGTTCTACACCAGATGCTTGGGCTTGGATTCCAAATCTTACACCCGTCGTTGAAGGGTCAGCCCCTGTTGATAAAACCTGGCCCTTAGTAGGAACAGGATGAGCAAACTCACAATCATCACCACCTCGCATTTCTATTAAAAGATCTACACTAGAGGAGCAAGTTTCGGGGGCAGATAAAGGCGCATCAACAATTATTGAAAATGTACCAAAGTCATCAAACAATCGTGTTCCTGGAATCTGAAAATCTTTTGAAAGAGCTAACCAATAGGATAGATTTGCGTGGGGCAGAGTTACAGAAAATTCAGAACCCTGAGTAAGATCTATAACTTCCTTTAAAATGTAAGGGTCATCAGGAATTGGCGCAGAATTGTCAATTCCTGGGTAATACAGCAAAGTTAATCTTCCTACATGGAAAGTGGTTTTAACCACTTTAATGTCCAAGATGATTGATCCGTGAAAATAATAAAAACTCTGATTCAAATATGAAACTGGACAATGCAACGAAACAGGTAGAGTTGCAAAAGATGATGTCGTATAACCATAATCTGAAGACATAATTCTACCAGTCTTCAGAATAGTCCCAGATGGACTATTTGAACTCCACGACACTGAAGCCACAAACGCAGGAATCTGGCTAAAGTAACGAAGGGACATCTCATCGTAATCACAACCTAATTTATCATCAGAAAGTCCAACGTGATTAATTCCTGAATTGCCCATCGGAATAAGAGCCTCACACCCGTCAAAATTGTTCATATAAGCCAGTTCCTGACGCGCAACACGAGACGTAGGTGTGTCAACAGGTGGTTTCGAAAAACCCAACGCACTAACAACATTAGATGCCATAGCCGAAACCCAAGATACAGGTGAGAACACCGGAGTCAACAAAGGAACTTTACTAAAAGATTCAGCAGCCTTCGACACCAACATGAGACCCGTCGAGATAGGTTTATCCTTCTCTACATCTGAAGGGTTAATTCCACTCTTTACTTTAACTTTACGTGAGCCACCGGCTTGCGCAGAAAGAGTAGGAACAACAAGATCGACATCTTCATAATGGACATATGCCTTTATCCCTATCACTTCAGAGGTACCAGCTTGAGATCCAACAGCAACAGCACCATAACAGTATATATAAAAAGTTCCAAAATCAGTAGCCAAATCAGGTGCAGCACTCAACAATTGCTTAATATTTGCATAAGGAGCAACCGAATAATATGGTACACGCAAAGTAGCCCTAGAAGAACAAGCAACATCCACTTGAACATGTGGCAATTGAGTTATTGTTGTCCTATTCAATGTAAACCTACCAGTTTCTCTCATAGAAGCGTTTGGCAGCCAGGCGATAATCAACCTCCCTTGTGTGAACTTTGTAACATTAAATGTCATTGTCATCACAGCGGTGGCACGAAAACCTAAAAACCCTGAAACTTTACTCCTAAAAACCCCACCTGCTAAATTTAAAGTTGAAGAGGGGACATCAACGGAAGTCATAGTCCCAACAACCGGCCCACCCCCATAATAAGTATATGCTATTTGAGGAC